TATTAAAATAGGGTACTCACTCATGATTCTATTAATTTCAGCCATAACTTCGTCTTTAGACATCTGGTCAATCTTACCAACCAAGATTTCCTGACGAGTAATGTACAATCCAGCAGCCTGACCCCTCGCTTTTTCGGCAGCAACGGCAGACGCAAAGTTTCCAGAGGCTAACGCGGCATCCCTGATCTCTGCCATGCGTCGTACATGGTTGTCAAACGTAACCTCATAGTGGCCTACAAGCTCCTGTCGTAGCTCCCTGATACGCTCTACAACGTGTGGGTAGCTTTTCCCATCCAATAGTTTGCTTGCCTGTTGATAGGCCGCACGGATGTTCGTAGAGTATCCTGACATCAAAACACACTGCGTCTGTGTGTAGTTTTCAGTGGCGTAGAGTTTGCAAAACTTTTCCTGCCGCGACGTCAGCGACTTTTCCTGCATGGGGTTGACTACCACACTCATCTTACCAACGGTGATTTCGTCAAACGGTTTGCGTCGCTTTTTAGCAGCGGTGTCTCGGTCGTAATGTCCTCTTGGCATCCCATCTTTCTCCAGTGATGTATATATTTAGGTTAGCAACTTTCAGGTCACTTGACTACCCTCCAGTCGGGGACTTTGCTTAATAGGAGGACTTTTCCAAATCGACCTCAACATTTTTTTCTTGGAGTACGCGTGCGCGAGGGGAAATAAAGTTCATTTGTTCACGGTCTGTACTCAATAATCTTACCCATAGAAACCCTGTTTTTTGGACCATACTCCTAAACCACACATTATCTATGTGGAATACTCCAAACATTGCAGATATCAAAAAAGATATCGGCTAACATACTGAATTCATTGTCAGATATCAGATATCGGATATAACCGAATTAATTTAATAATTCAAACGACGATTTTCCAACTTATCGCGCTATATCAAGTATCCATAAGGATTACCTCCAATATCATTAACTTCCTATAGAGCAAACTATATTTGCCCTCAAATGTCGCCTGTGTACGCGGCTGACATTACCGTTTGTAGACTGCTGAAAAACCGTACATGACCTGTCACTTTGTAGAGCCTCCACTTTTTGTGTAATGTGGAATACGAAACCCACGCGAGGGCGGCACCCCCGCGTAGAATGGTATAGGTGCCGTCGCCCTCGTTTTTAATTTCAACCATCACATATCCTCCGGCTTGTATGTAACCAACAGGTCTATGTCTAACTCGTTGGCAGCGGCTACATGTACAAGTTGTTTCCATAACCGCTGCGGACTAAATACCTCGGCTTCGTCTAAAGTCACCATGTAGTGGTCATGGACGTTTTGTAAGGATTGTAACAAACTGTGGTAGTCCATTATAAACTGCGGTAAGACGTCATGGTGTTGGTGCCGCAACTCGTCTACGCACTTTTCTTCCATATCTTCAGTGTAAACATCGTCAGGGATTAAAACACCAACGGCACATTTCGTACCTTCGGCCCCGCGATACGCACAATAACCGCCTGTCATACTTTGGCGACGTTGCGTAAACAGATGTTTAACAACAATGTCGAACACTTCTTGCTGTTGCATTGCTAACTCCTTGTTTCTGTGCCCTATGCACAATTACATACTAAGGTGTGACGTGTGGATGACAACGTGTTGGCCCGATTGTATGGAGCTCCTACGAGCCCTTTGTTAATGGTTAGCTACCCCACTACCAACCACATACTCCAACGCCTCCTACGGGCCTCCCCTGCGCCCCGTTAACGTCAGTCAAAATAAAACGGGCACCATCGCTAGTGCCCGTTTGCTCATCTGGTAATCAAGGTTACCGTGCTTTGTCTAACCAGTCAGGTGGGAAAGCCGCAGTGACAATCGGTTTGGTATCTAAGCGTACTGTTATCCGGCTACTGGCTATCCGTGTCACAATGCCGGACTTCCCTTTGTGCGTGCCAAGTAGAATATTTACCTTGTCACCATTTCCTAGAATATAAAATCTTCCGTTTGGATCTCTGTCAAACATTCAACCTCCCAATTCAATCTAGTTTTCAATTACCACCACGCGAAATAAAGTACAGTGTTCCCCGCTTCCAAAGCCTCCTTTGCGGCATCACAAAACCGCAAATCCTCAACCTTGGTGCTATCGTCTGGGGGGTTGTCACCAAAAAAGAATCCTTTGGTAGGTGGCAATGTCCCGTTTGTCACGGCTACGCGCAGCAAGGCTATATCCTCTGCGGTTAGGCGCATATACTGGCAGTTGAAGTCGCCCTCGCCGCCTTTGCTAACGTACAATCGGCCCATCCAACCGTGGAGGTCATGGTGTTTGCGCCAATACCAGAGGTCACTTGTTTTGCCATCGTCAAACAACTGCCCGATGGTTTCTTTGTGCATATTCACATCAGGTTGGTCCTCTAAATATTTAGCCTTCACCCGATGCACATACATATCTAAGCCCATATCAAGCCTCCTTTGTTGGTATACGAATTTGCGTAATGAGCCCACATGTTAGAATATTGGGCGTAAGGTTAAACAGATAAGCGGTTTCAAGGAGATCTTCTGCTAAATTGGCATAGTTCCATCCTTTTTCAGGATTATCGTGTTCCCAGTTCCGACTGTTGTCGTGTACCGTCTGCAGTTTGTTGAGCAACGGAATGTGATACTCAAAGTAGGGGGGAACCTCCCAATGATCAACGAGATTTTTAACACTCTGATTTTCCATATCACGTCTATAAACGTCGTCAGGGATAAGGCATCCTACCGCGCATTTGAGTTCGCCAATGCGATACGCGCACCCTGAATCACCAACGGTTTCTTCTTCGCTATAGTATCCGAAAGCGGGTTTTCCCTGCGCAAATAAGTGTTGGACTACGGTATCGTAGACTTCTTGTGCTAACATAACTACCTCCTAAATGTTGAATTCAAGGTGCAACTCTTCGCCCTCGATGCGGGTGGAGTACTTGCCTTGTTTGATAGGTTTCCAGAATTTACGTGGAACACCCAACCCGTCTAAAAACTTGTCAAACTTTTGGGCGGGTAGAGTGCCGCTTTTGCGACCTTGCTCAAGCCACTTGAAAAATCCTGGTGAGTAGATAAATGGTGTACTGTGGATAACTACAGTTGTAGCCTCTAAAGTGTGTTTCATGGCGTACTCCTTTCTGGTTAAGTGCCATAATTAAAGTATAGGGCAGGATGCGCAGATGACAACCCGCCCTATATCAATTTACCAAGGGTGGTCCTCGTTGGTTTCTGCATTGATATAATCAACACCTTCTATGAGGTCCAACAACGCATACCAATCAACGCTTCCTGTTTCTAAGTAACTATCAATTGCTCGCACAGCGTCGTCGTTATTAATATGGTCGTAATCAATGCCCTCAGGCGGGTAAAACAGAGTTTTTAACACAGGGTCTGTATCACTAGCCCACCTGATAAACTTCCGTGCTTCGTCTTCTACGTCCCGTTTATCTTGGAAATTTGTCAGCTTCCAATGTGGACTATTGTTATGCAATTCGGTAAACAACCATCCACCGATACATCCTGTGGTACGGCAAACGTGGCTCTTTTTACTACTGTATTCGTTTGAATTGAACACAAGAATTTGGTTCATGTTGAAAATGTATTCTTCAACTTCGGGGTCTAAGAATTCATGCGCTTTGCCATGCACAATTTCCTCTGTTTTTAATTGAATCTTTACTTTTTCAAGACCCTTATTAATCTGCTCACGAGTGTACATTGCATTCCTCCACGGTTGGGAAAAGATTAGGCATACCGTCTTCGCGCAGGTAATCATTAAACTCTTCAGCGTAACTTGCCCAGTCAGGCGGGGAACCTCCCGCTTTATATGCAGCGTAATCCTCTTTAAAGGATTCCATACACTCACCTGCTGCTTCATGAAACCAATCGGTCATGTCGTACCAATGTGCGCGTAAAACCTTAAGATGAATAATAAACTCTTGTTCGGTCATGGCTAACTCCTTTCTGGTTAAGTGCCATATTTATATAATAAAGGGTGATGCTTGGAAGACAAACACGGCATGTTAATTGCTCGGTGTTGTCAAAAACTCAAAACAAGGGTAAGGTTGTCACTTCCTCCCAAGGACAACTACCCCCTGTGATGGCGGCTAACCATCACAGGGGGATTTTTGTTACCTGACCACGTTGACCTCAAATGTCAACTCTTCAAACAGTTCATTGAACTTATCTTCAAGGTCAGTGGTGCTAGGCACGCTTTCCAAACAGGTGTCTACATAGTGCTGAGCATCCAAAAGCATGCGCTCAATCTTGTCATCAATGTATTCGGTGAGGTTATCCATGTTTTTAGTAGAGATCTTGTCTTCAATGGTGTCATCTATGTAAGTATTCAAACTGCTGATGGGCTTTTCAATTTCGCGTAGCACACTTACAATTTCAAGCATGATTTCAGTTTGCAGCAGTCCCATTTCACGCTGCTTTGCTTGCGAGGTAAGTACCAAATCAAGCAGGGAATTCAAACGGTCGTCCATGGTCATCGGTCCTTTATTAGTGTTAACATTAAGATAAAAGCTATGGTGAAATAGACCAACATCATGTGTGCGTGTACCCGTCGGTTTCTATGCCGACCCACATACCGCACCAATAGACCATAACGCAGTCCCAACCTTTGGAAACACTACGCCTGAACTCTTTGTAAGTGACAGGTTTAATTGTCCTGCAAAACTTTTCAGTGTCGATACGGTCATAAAGGCGTTTTAATGCCACCCGCTGTTGACGCGTCAATACTATCATGTTACTTCCCTTTCTGCGAAAGTGTATTTAACAATACTTATAATAAAGGGTGATACCCCTAAGACAACCTATTTGTTATCTTGCCCACGTATCGCTTCCCTAGCCTTGGTAATGATTTCCTGTAGGCATGCTTCGCAAATAGCTTCACCTTCTGTGTCGGTGCTAATGCAAATCGTATGATTATCGCAGTGGTCACAGGGCCACGGATACAACACCTGTATTCTTTTTCCTGCGTTTATAGAGCGCTCGTTTTTCATGTACCAGAACCTTTCTGCCTTTTACTGTTATCGCGTACAGACCACCACTCTTCGGTATAAAATACGCTTTAACTTCCTCTTCCAAGCCTTCGTTCTTCTTTACTTCTTTTCCGTGCATCATGTTGAATCACCACTCCACTTACTAATATATACCCAACGAATAAAAGGATAATGCACCAGACGCCTTGCTCAAGTAAATCTATGTTCATGGTCCAAGCACCTCAGGTACGGTAATGTTACCCCATTAAGGCCTACGACAGTTTTACGAGCAAGCAGTTTTTTCTCCAATACAAACTCCCTGTGTTTGTTCACAATGGACTTTCGTGTGTTGGCTTTTGCTGCCATCTTTAACATGTGTTTCACTATTCCTCCTCAAATGAGTCAATAAACACGGGTGTTCCTTTACCGACCCATGCCCCTATTACGTTGTATTCCATGTAGTCACAGGCCTCGGCATAGTCCATACCGTCACGTTCCATTAATATTTCAACGCACCTAATATAATCGTACACGGCTACTTCTTGGGTGTACTGCCGCCCCATACCAATCAAGGCTTCTGCAAACCCGTCCGCTAACAATGCTTTATCATCCATCATTCTTTCTCCTTCAGTGCGGATTTGGCTTTGGCAATATCGGCTAAAGAAAGTTGGTCATGCCAACGTATCATATGTCGCAACGCTTCCCGCAACCGCTCGATCTCGGAGGCGTCCGCCTTTTTGATCACACGGTAAGCAGTCACGGGATAGCGTGAACCGTCGAAGTCAACTGACCAAGCTGGCACTGGCGGAGACTGATAACCGTTCTTGTACTTAACCTCGATCATGTCGTGCATATGCAGAAATGGCACTTCGTCAGTTTCTGCATCAAACTCGACCCAATCTTTGCTGTGTTCAACGATATCCATCACTTATACCCCACTAGCGCATCAACAACGATTTCATAAGTCTTGTCGTTGATCTCGCGCTCGCTATATTCATCACCGCTATTGTGCAAGTCGTGTATCCGATCTAGCCCTTTGCGGAACCGCGCCGCCATTTTTGACAGATTGTGGATGGTTTTAACGTTTTGCATTTCATCGTCCTGAAGAATCTTGAGTTGCAACTGTAACTTACTGATCTGTTCAGCGATATCTGTCATAGCGGCACCATCCCGCATCGCCCGTAGGTCATGCTTGTTTCTTTTTTCCAAATGTTAGGCCCAGTGCGCTCGTTTTCCGGTATCGGAACTTGGTAAGTATGCCATCGCCATGCCATGCACTCATGCGAGATGCACTGACCACTAACTTCATCAATGTCCGATGTTGCTTTTAACGGGCAGATTTTTTTGAGTGCCTCTTCCGGCGTAACATAATCAGGGTTTCTAGCCATCACTTTTTTCCCTTATTTTTCCCAGAAGCCAATTAACCACAGACAAAAATACCCCAGTGACAAGGACCACAGCAATCAAACCGATAACCAAAGCGACAAGCCAAAATAGTTCCGCAAAAAACTTTGCCATCCAAAACCAAATGTAATCCATCACTTTTTATCCTTGAGTGCGGCATACGCAAGAGCCTGACCATGACCAGAGCCTTCATCTGCGATCTGTTGCAGTATTTTACGATACATCAATGCTCGTCCTGTATCTTTTGCATTGTCGATAGCAAGACAAGCCAAGCGATTATTATCGTTCCGCAACTGCTCAATCTGTTTCCGCGCATCGCTGAATGCGTGCGATGTATTCTTGATTTGCTTTTCCAATTCAAAAATCAAATCGTCGATGGTGTCGCCATGGCCCGTTGCCAGTCCGCAACGGATCATCATTTGAGCTAACTTTTCGGTGTCATCCATCACTCTTTCTCCTTTGGCGGGTCGATTTTCCAGTAAGAATCACAGATAGTTGGCCCTCTGCCGTCGCGCCAGTACGGCTCCTCAACGAACCACGACTGCCGGTCACCGTTCGGCACGGTGCCGCTCTGTGGTGCGCGGTAGCATGTTTCAGCCAACGCGCACGTTTCGCCATTGCACATCGTGATGTCAGGCATTTTGTTTGTCCGTGTTTATTGTTACGCTCATCACGTACTCCTTCAACTTGCTGCTTTGCCGAACATCCATATCAACCTTGCCATTACTTTTCAAGGCTTCGCCCACAAGTTTCATAATCTTGGTGTATTGACGCCCCTGTATAGGGACGTCCTTAAATTTTGTTACAGCCATGGGAGTCATGCCTTTTTAAATGGTTTCATCTGTTCAACAGTATCAGCGATGTCATTTTGAATCTTGGTCATATTATCGCTGACCACGGCTTCTGGCAAAGATAACTTTTCAGACGAGTACTGGGCAGCGTACCCCGCACTCATTATCATGCTTATCCATGACTCGTCAGTTTTGAACCTGCTAGTTGTTTTAGCTAAGTGCAAAGCCATTTCAATCATGGAAACATCATAAGGGCTAACGCGCTTATCCAACAGGGTTGAAGCAATGGTTGACGCTTTGGTGAACAAGTTCATACCCAACTCAGTTTCACGAATTTCTAAAGAGACTACTGCGTCTTCTAATACTTGCTTACGGTTCATAACTTATTCTCCTCTGTGAAGGCTGTTGGAAACAAAATCGCTGCGTCCGCTAAGGTCTGTTATTACGTTGAGCGTAAATCTATCGCGGGGAACAATGTTCCCGTATTCTTTATATATTTCTTTAATTACCATTGGTGTTATGAACACCGTTTCGTTATTTTCGCCTTCGGCATAACCCACATAATCACCACGTTTTGTAAGAAACACGTTAACCACGCGGCAATCCATCTTCCGGCTAGGAAACAAAGGTTCATGCTTACTAGGCGGTAGTCCTTGCTTTAACGAGCCGAGCCCTGCAAAACTTTTCAGTATTGTTTTTTGCCCGTGTGTAGAAAACCGCACAGGCTTCTCGGGAGGCATAACGGGAATAGGTTCTAGTACGTGCTTTGGTGGCTCAACTTTTACAGGGAATACAACCTCGTCGTTAAGATAACGCTTCATGTAAATAACGTTATCTTCACTGGGGCCGTTTTTCCAAGTAAACCATCCGTTTACTGTGGTGTAATGAACATGCAGTATGTCAGCAAGGCGTTGTATACTCCCTGCTTTTTTGTACGCATCGGACACTATTACTAATCGTTTTGATTCTATGTTAGACATTGCTTTCTCCGGTTAGCATAAATTCTGGCGTTGGACGGTTTGTCCACTGGGCCAAATGGTATTTTGCACCACGATAATACTGTTGATAAGCAGTAATTGGGTCATGGTGCTTGTACTCGTCAGGCATGGCCTGCGCGAATTTGGTGAAGCCTCTGGCGGTTAATTTTTCTGGAGGGCAGCGCACGATAGCTATTATGCGCTCACTAGCGTGGTTTTTGCCATATCGGTAGGTGTATTCCTCACACAAGGCTACGCCTAACCGCCAGAGCCATCGGTAGTTTTCTACCGTTTGCCCTGCCCATATCGTGCAGGGATGGTTTAAGTGCGCACTACGATAAGGGCTTTCGGCACCGTACCTATTCTGCACTGTGCAAAGCATCTGCGCAGTTTCCAACGGCATCTTTACTATGTGCTTATCACAGTGAAGTTCCGCTGCTATTATTGGATCGTAACTTAGTGCGAATATGTTCATTGGTAAGACCCTTTCTATGCCTTAACCTTATAATAAAGGGTGAGTGGTAAAAGACTACCTGTTATTAAGTCAGGGCCAGACCAAACATCTTTTCAGCATCCTTAAACTGGCTCGTGTGACCAAACTTTATCTCAAGGTAGTTCTGACCATTTTCCAACACCTCTTTGAAATGTTGGTTCCCAAGGTGGATTTGCTCTTTGGCATAAAACATGAGCTCGAGCATATCAGCAATCTTTAACTGCAACTTTTCATGCTCACTTAATGCAAAGCCAATGTCCAAGTACTTTTCAGCACGGACCTCTACCTTTTCTATCGCCTCAGCAAATTCAGGGTACAACCACTTCGCTGTAGTGGGGATATCACCAATCAAGATCTCTGCAACGTCATGGTACAACGTCGCCAAGATGACCTGTTTACTGGCATCAGGCCATATTTCATTCAAGATGGTTGCAACTCCCCAACTATGTGCGCTCACAGTCTGGTTATCCCCTGTAGTAGGTAATGTGTGAAATCTTTTCACGTAGCCTGATTTACGCAGGTAATTTATCTTAACTGGGCTAAAATACCGCTCTTCTTCGTCATCATCTTCATAACTCATTGTTATCCTCCATTAAGCTGTGATTACCAGACAATCCCCTTGTCCATGGTTTATCGCTAAAGGTTTGCTTTGCTTCGCCCCATGTAGGACCAAACTCGGCATCCACTACGCTAGGAACAGCAAGTTCCACACACGTTTCCATAATTTCTGATATGCGCATGGCGTCTACACGGGAGCTCACGCTAAAATCAAGCTCATCATGCACTTGTATCAAAGGCAAATATCCTGCTTCGGCGGCGGTTACCATTGCCAATTTAGTTTGATCCGCTGCAGACCCCTGTATGAGCCTGTTCAGAGCCTTGTAAGTAAACGCCCTACGTATACTAGGGCCGTGCTCAGCGTATGCCTCTGCGTGCCTCAATGGTTTGTGGAGGCCGTACTTGTTTGGCTCCCACATTTCAAAGCGGCAACGTCGTCCCAACAATGTGCGGATGGCTCCTCGATTGTTAGCACGATTAGATGCGTACTCACTAAGTTGCCGCACGAAGGGCACTTTATCGTGGTACGTTTTGAATAATTCCTTGGCATCTTCCAACTCAAGCCCCAAAGATTCTGCCAACTTCTTTTGCCCCATGCCGTAAAACAAACCGAGGTTGATGTCCTTGGCTTTTTTGCGTGGCACTCCAACGATATCAGCAGCGAGTTGGTGGAAATCGGTACGTGCATCTTTGGCATACTCCGCAACAAACTCATGCGAACCTGTAAAGTCCATTAACGAAGCGTAATGCACCACAATCCGTGGCTCTTGACTACTATAGTCAAACGCGCCCCACAACTCGTTTTGCTCTGGCATAAACAAACCGCGAATCAACGGGCCAATCTCCGCGTTACGTGCGGGGATTTGCTGTAGGTTTGGATTACTATAGCTGAACCTACCCGTAACTGTACCACCGTCGTCGCTGCGTAATTGGTGCATTTCTGCATGGATACGCCCGTTGTGTTGGTAGTCCAGTATCGTGTCAATAAATGTTGTACGCGCTTTATTAAGTTCACGCGCCTGTACCACGGCTCTTGGTAATGCGTGTTGATGGTTCGTAAGAAAATGTTTTGTGAAGCTCGGAGCATTGGTCTTAGCGGTGCGGTCGTATTCCAAGCCGACTTTGTCAAAGGCTTTGGCGATACTCGCTGCCGCCCAAATATCCACACCAATTCCGTGATCTTTAACGATGTTGTCAAGCAACGCCTTTTCACGCTTTTCAAGATCCAACTTGATTTGCTCTGCCCGTGTAACATCTACTCGTACGCCTTTCTTGCGCATTGCTATACATACTTTTAGCACACGGAGTTCAAGATTAAAAATGTCTTGTATTTCCTCCTTTATGATAAGGTTCTTAAAGTGTTGCCACAACTTCAAGGTCAAGGCTGCATCCTGCTCGGCATACGCACCAACGAAGTGTGCAGGGAGCAAGTGCATACCGCTCTTGGCATTTACACCGAACTCCTTTGCAGCCTCTTGCAACAGGCGTTCGTTTTTGGTTTCACCCAAGTAATCCTTACCCAAACTGTTCAAGGCGTAGCTATATCTGTTCTCGTCCAACAGGGGGGCAGCCACCATGGTGTCTACTATACGCCCTGCTATTTCTACGCCTTCGTGCTGTAGCCACCCGACGTCGTACATGGCGTTGTGGAAGATGTAATCGCAGTCGGGTTTATTACAGACACTTTCACGCATCCATCGGAGTATGTTGTTTGCATCCAGATTCGGCCCATTGCCATGTCTGATGGGGAAATACCAAGACTCTCCCTCAACGGCGATAGCAATTCCAATAATTTCACCGTCGCCTCGAGCCCATCCAGAACCTTTGGTTGTAAGGTGTGGGTCACGAGTTTCAAGGTCAATCGCCATTTCCTTTGCTGCGGATAAATTGGGCAATACCTCTGGCATCACCCATTCCGTCGGGAGTTGAAAACCGTTCATTAATCACCTTCATAGCTTGGCGGCATTCACAATGAGGCCACTTGTTTTTAAGTTTTCGCAATGTGAGAGTACGCTCATCTTTGCCGCACTCGCACACAGCCTCAATCAATTGATCCTGGATCGGTATAACCATTTTTAGCCATTTCTCCGTGTACGAGCAAAAGGTACCTACGGAGGTCACGTATATCGTCTAATATGCCCGTATCACTAGGGTCAAATTCAATTGCCTTGAATATATCCCAGTTGTTTGCCTTGCACTGATTGCTAATGCGGTCCCACTTACGTGCTAACATCATAAAAGCACCAACGCCACCACGGCGTTTCCAACTATCGCCGTAGCTTTTCTGTGCCTTTATCAAGCCATTTATATCGTCAATTGATAATGTGTCTATGTGTTCAAAGATGTCTTTGTTTTTCTTCTCTGTAACCATTCCACGCATGCTATTCTCCAATCGGTTGCCTGTATCAAATGTGCAAACTTCAATGCTTCTTCCATATTACCTGCCTTAAAAGCAGAGTAAGAATCTATCATACGAGTTGCCGTTGTGCGTAAAAACTCGTTTTTGAAATTGTAAGTCTTGTTACGATCTACTTCCAAAACAAGTTTTAACTCGTCATCAAATGCTGCTCGGTTACTAACTAATGCTTCAGGGACATAGTGCCCTGTTCCCATTGTCAGGTATGGGTCGTAATCGGGCATTATGTCTTTTACCTTTTCCAAGGTTTCAGTGTAGGTGTGTAGGCTGTCACTTACCTGTGTGTACCTACCGATCCTAACCCCGACCATCGCTGCCATGTACTCTTGCAGCATAGCCATGTGAACAGCATTGGCTCCGTACGCACCCCATATCATGTCATTACTGCGACAACACACCATCATGTTGAGGCGATTATCCCTCACCTTGAAATAAATGTGCGTGTTGCATGGGATGTCTTTCATGTGGTTTGTTTCGTACAAATCGTACTCGGGATCCCACATAGCCACTACTGTTCGGCGGTCATTTTCAAACGTTTTTAGGCGTGCGATGCTCGTAAGCAACTGGTCTTCACCAAACCAATTACGCCACCTGAACCCATACGCCCCATGGAAAATGTGGCCGTCATCGGAGTACTCAGCCATCCGCTTGTTATACTTTTCAACAAAGGCGACATCATTACGCCCTGCTAACATCCACAATCCTTCCAAACAATGGAAGAACGGGTTGGCGTCGCGCTTTGCATAAAACAGAACTTTTTCTTGCGGGTAACCGTACACGGTAGAAACAGGGCAGGGGAACTCTAACATTTCCCCTGCCCTGCTAGGTAACGTAACACCGATTTCCTTTATTAACTGCAAGCCCAAGTAGAGGGCCTCAGACACGTTCCTAGCTTGTATAACTTGCATAATACCCTGCCCTTAAACCAAAGCCTCTGAAGACACTCTATTTGTTTTGCGCACTGTGTCTCGTAACCGCAGTTCAGCAAGGTTGCTGCTTTTGCGGGTGTAGATCTTGCAAAGGTCAGGGTACTTTGCAACAAGGTATTCCGCACCTGAGCGCACCCTATCAGCAGTGCGAGTTTCCTGCATACCACCGCCCTCAGTGTAATACTTGCTCAACAATGTGATGTTGTCAATACGCACAACTTTTCCGTCATGGACGTAGTGCTGTAGTGTACGCTCAAAATCTTCTTTATCATCAAGGGTTACGCTAAACGCTTTATCCTTGCGGTTAATCACACCCCAACAACTTCCAACGCAGTAATACAAACCGACACTGATACGGTGCTTAAGAAACAGCTTATTCGAGGCCGCATAGATACCAAACATGTAAGCCTCGTTACGCTCACAGGCTTCAAACCCACGAATAATAACCTCGGCTTCCAAATCATCTACCTGTGGCATCCGTGTTCTGTCGTCTAACTTACGCAAGAACTGTTGAATATCGTCATCAAATTGCATGACGTATTCGCCCTCGGGGTAATACTGTTGGATAAACCTACGTATTGCTCCCATCCCTGCAACACCAACAACTAGGTTCGTGTAAGGGGTATCAGTCAAGGCTTCAGCATAAACCTGCTTTTCTTCTTCATTAGCTACAAAAATCGTCACCTTTTTAGGGTCAATCTTGTAGTGTTCCAATAGCCTGAGCGTTTTAGTTTTCAGCGTGTTTGGACGCTTATAACTAGGTATCGCTACAACGTAATCTTTCTTCATCACATTTACTCCGTAGGTTTATATATACTTCTAGGCTTACCCTGCCCATGGAACACCCGTTGGTACTTGTCCCACTCGCATAGGCTGTGTTCTATTGTACGCATATCAACGCCCATTTTCAACACATAAGGTGACACATACCTGTGGGAAATATCCAACAGTTCCCGCATTTCCATATTCCAATCAATACCGCCTGTTTTATCCAACGGGCGACCATGCAACCTATTCAAACCGCGCTTTGCTCCTGGACCTGCATTGGCCCATGTGTAACGGTCAACAGGGTTAGGCATAGCTGTCGTGTGGTTTAGGTCGGTAACAACTTCATAAGACATGAAGCCCCCGCCACCCCAACCTTGGAACTTGCTGAGTGCTTGGTGCATCTTTTCTAAACTTCTTGTAGAAAAGCAAACTTCAGCAAGGTGATCTTTGTTTTGCCATATCGGCGTTAAGAACATATCGCACACCACCTCCTCCTTCGGGTTTTTAAGCCCTTGGTTGGTTATGATGTACGCCCCTGTGAAAACCTTTAGCCCTCGGTTGAGCCTATCCCGTGCAACAGCCTTAACCATGTTTGGTCGCCACTCGGAAAGCCAACCTAACTCCTTGCTCATTTCCATCGTGCCAAACATACGGAACACGCAGCAGTTAAAAATCATTTCGCCCATGTCCGCACCACGATTTGTTAGGTTCTGGCGCATCCACACTGTTGTACGATCTAACTCCCTAAAAGGATTCGTGAACTTGTAATGGCTCAGAATAGGGTCAGTGGTCCAAGGCCGAGGTTTACCCTCGGCCTTAGCCATGTAGATCGCGTGGCGTTCATTTATCCAATAGAAAAAGCCACCGACTTCATCCATTACGCACCTTTAATCGTAATGTGGCCTTCTTTACGGGCAAACTTAACGAACTCAAGTGCCTTAGCCCTGTTACTACCGATCTTTGCAAGTTCGGCAACGCAATCAGCAATCGACTGCTTTTTCATAATGCGGCTAACGTGTGTATCCCTCAACGAACCCTTGTTATACCACTCAGGGTCGTAATGCTTTGTCGGGTTAATTATATCGGTATCCTTAATACGCTCTGCCGCAGGGGTATCACTCTTTGCTACAGAAACCTTCTTAGCCACAGGGGTTTCAGTAACGACTTCAACTTTATCAACTACCAACTCAACCATTGGTTCATCCTCTTCTTTCCAAGTTGTTGCTTTCGTAAGCACAAAATCATGCAGGGTCTTAGCTGCAATCTTATTGGGCATTTCTGTAGTTAGGTTCATTGTTCGCCAAATGGCTTTCAACTCACCCTGACTACAAAACTGTTCTAACTCTGCCACATTGCTGTAAACCAATGTGGTCTTTGTTATTAACGGGCAATATTTCATATCACGCAGGGTTGAAAATTTCAACACATGATATGGTTTCCCTGTTGAGGCAGGGGTACCTTCTGCAATGGCGTAGTACATTCTTGCTCCTTTCTATGGCAAGGCAACTAGGCCAGTAAAGCATACCGACCTAGTTGTGACAAGTTGTATTAGGCAGCGTTTGCGTACTCAACGGCCTTTTCCATAGCCTTACGCTTCACGTTTGCACCATTCCCAAACCATGCACTGTATAGGGCATTGCCCTCCACACCTGAACGCTTTGGATGGTCAACAACATAAGTGACAGCGTTAAGTGCGCCCCACCATGTTCCCTTTGCAGAAGCAAGGGTACTTCCTGGACTTGACTCATAGGCATCTGCCACCGCCAACGCGGTACGCTTGAACTCATCCCGTAACGGCGGCAGATCGTTGGCTACTTTGCCTTGCAACTTTGCACGTTCCACAAGGGTCTGTGGTTGGAACAGTTCGGCAATGTAGTTATCCATACTGAAAATGTCAGCTTTTTTGCTTGCAAGGTATTCGCTTGCTTCCTTAAACTGAGTCATTTGGGTCTTGCTAAGGCCAAGGGCTTCTTCAGCGGCAAGCATGATTTCCTCATCAAACATTTGCAAGTGAAGCACTCGGAACTTATTGGCTTGGTTCTGTAAGGCAAGTGTCAAGGTGTTATTGCAAACAACCCTGATAGGCGTAACCATGATATTCATGGCCTTACCGACCCTGTGGCTGTTGTTGAGCAACAGGTAACCCTTTACCTCATCGCCACCTGCAAGGGTAAAGCCATCCTTCAGCTTTGCCAAACCCCATATTTCTTGGCCCTCCTTAAGGCTACCCGCTGTTTCCATAAGCATATCACCTGCATCGGTGAACCGCTTAAAGAACGACATAACATCTCTGTTTTGGAAAGGGTTGTACCCTGTTCCTGCATGGCTCAACACCTTGTTATCAGTGTCGCGCACTATAAAGAAGTTGTCTTCAACGTGTACCATATTGCTAGTGAGCTCAGGTGCGTACAAATTAGGTACGAACGTTTCTGCCGCAAAGTATGCAGGACGTTTGCTAACTGTCCAATCCAACCCTGCCGCCACCAACATCTCCTCGGGAGACATTGTATTGCTTACTTGCGTACCCAACCCGTGCCAAGGAACTTCACCTGCATAGGCCATTGTTTCAATTTCGTGAGCCATGATTCTTTCTCCTGTCTATGGCGTTAATTAACCACGCGGTCTTTTGCGTGCGCTACTGGTAACCCTTGGAATATTTCCCAAGTTGTATCAAGCCAACCCGTGCTGCCGTTTTCATCAAAAACAACGCATACCCGAACACCCTGCACCTGATCAATATTGGTGTGCTCTATAAACTGGCTTATTGGGTAACGTAACCCACCCTGCAAAGAAGACAAAAACTTTTTATCCAGAGTACGGTTTAGGTTATTTTTGATAGCAACATTGTTAGCTTTCAACAATGCGGTCTTAGTAAAGTAAGGTATTTCGTACTGCATTTCAACTCCTTTTATACAACCGCCTAAGTATAATGCGTGGTGATGTTTGCATTGACAAACGCTAGTTTATCAATGTGGGATAGGATAGCCAGAGGTATAAATTGGGTGGATAAGATGCAAACTTTGCTTTGCCCGTGTCAACCCTACATAAAACACCCGCGTTTCATCTTCTTCTTCAAAACTTGTTTTACGCCACATACTACTGAACCTACTACTACTATCAGTGGTCAACAAAACGTTATCAGCCTCTGAGCCCTTACTTGCGTGTATTGTGCTGATTGTTATGCGCGGCTTACTTTCAAGCGTTTCACCTTTCTTAAAACAGGCTTGGATGTAACGCCTGTTTTCCTCGGTTATTTTGCCCAAGCCCTCTTCCCACGGTAACGTGTGCAGTAGTCCGTGGTGCTGTAGCAAATCATCTATTGAAAGGTGAATATCGTCCTTCACATTGGGCAGCGTTTTGTATCCGTAGGCTACCTGCATGTTCAACACCATATATTTGTATACGGTCTTTACGCGCTGCGCACTTATACGCTCGCCCTTACGGAGATCTTCCCAACTGCGGATAGCCAACAAAACCTCGCTATCTACGCTGCGTGAATTATTGTAGCTATACAAATGACCACGCTGCCTAACCTCAGACTCCAAACGTTCCGCCCCTTTACGGGTACGGCTTAACAAGAGCCAATTACCTTGGTCCAAGGGCACTTCTTCACTATGTCTGTGCCACTCTACCGTACCTGCTTCTTCCTTTGGTGTGAAAGGCTTTGGTCTACGTAACGGGATCCGCTCAACTACCTTTTGGCTTACTGAATGGTGGGATGCGGGAATCCGGTAGCTTTTTCCGAGGACTTCAACGCTTCCATCAACACCAATAAACTGTGCAACATCTGCTCCGGCCCAACGGTATATTGCTTGGTCGTCATCCCCCGCGATAATAACATGTGTCGCCTTCGCGGCGAGCGCGTATACGATTTCCCATTGAATTGGGCTGAGATCCTGCGCTTCATCTATAAATACCACCTCTAATTTAGGGGCCAAGTCACGTACCAAAAACTGCTCTAGCAGATCGGTGTAATCGTATATCTGCATGGTATCTTTGTAGTGTCTTAGCCCGCGTTGCACATAGTCTACACGTTGCCAATCTGTTTTGAGCGGGACGGTGCTGCTGTTGTAGACCGCCCGTAACGGCTTGCGCAGTATCCTTGCTATATTTATCAACTCAAGGAATTTATCGCCATAACCAAAATCTAAAAACGGACCACTATCCATTTCACTATTTGTAACAAAGCCACCTATCTTTAGCCACTTGGCAACCTCTGCGTAACTTTCTTCTGTCATCATTTGTTGGCGCGTTACACCAATCTGGTGATAGGCCAAGCTGTGCAGGGTTTGAAAGTAAGGTAGCTGCTTTTCAACCAAGCGGAACCGCACCATAGCGCGGGTCATTGCTTCTTGGGCGGCAACACGGGTAAAGGCAAAATATCCTATGCGCTCTGGTGGAGTACCGTGTTCAATGTAGTACTCCACTAATGATAGCAGCTTTGTTGTTTTACCTGTCCCAGGAGGCCCAAGTATAATACGCATTAGAGAATATCTTTAGCTTGCTTAAGCGGCGGTAGATCAATAATGGGCGAGTCATCGTCTTGTGCAAACATGCTCTGCGGTAGGCTCCAAACATGAGCGCCCTTACCCTTAACCCGCCAGAACATCTTTTCTGCCTTCAACTGTGTTAACCTCAAAGTGATCTTATTGCTTGTGTAATGCGTGAAGTTGTTCACTTGCAGATGCTTACGGACATCCTTTACCTGAAAATACACCCTATCGTCTGTCCAAACAGCGATACCCTGCAATATTTCATCACGGGAATCACCCTTTGCCCTATCGCAACAAAAGCTAGAAAGTAGGTCAGTGAACTCGCCTTTTAGGGTAGCGTCAGGGGGGACTTCAACAACAGTTAAATTATCTAACAGCAGTTGGATTCTTGTTTGCCATGCCCGTGCGTTAACCATTATTGGAAAGCGGTTGATTTGCCCAACACATTCTTTTTGGAAAATGGTCTGTGAAACAAGGCTTTCGGTGCTTAACTCTACCCGCTGACCATCAACATTTAATATCCAAATAGGTGGGTCGCCATCTATCTTTGTTAGGCTGCTAAGGTCATTGTTCAACTGTCCAGGACCAACACCAAACTTCCGTGTTACACAAACAGCCTTATTGCAGAAACTAACAATAGGTTGGTCTTCACACTTGTAGAAGTAATCCTTTTTGTTCAGTTGTTTTATGATTGCCCCAACTTCGGTATGGCCTAGCGGGGGTTTCAAATACTCAAGGTTATACTTGGCAAGCAACTGCTCCCAGTGGTCAGGGTTTGAAAGTCGCGCATATACCCCCAAATTGAATAAAGCATTGTTCCTACTGCCCTCGCCAAAGCCCTGACTACACAAATGCTGCAAACACGGTGGGCCATCAGGTAATAGGCTCTTAACTGCTTTAGGCACTACGGTTAAGGCGTCAAACTGCTTTTGTGTTATGGCAAGGCTTTCTGCGTATGAAACAAAGCCCTCCATATCGATAGGCTCTGCTTTAGCATTGTACGCATGGCGAGTTGTGTTGTCGCCGCCAAAGTACGGCATGTTCAAGAAGTTGCCTGTGTCCCCGCGTTCAACAAGTAACTTGCTCTGCTTTGGGAACACTTCGCTTCCTGCAAAGCCCATTAACGCAGATACCTCCGCAAGTTTGTTCATAACATCTTCGGCAGGGATTTCTTCCTTAAAGAAAAAGTAAACGTGAGCTCCACCACTCTTACTACGGCAAACTACCGCAGGAATTTTGTGGTCATTCAACTTTGAAATTAATGACTCAAAATCTATAGTGTAGCTGTCAATATCAATAGCACCCCAATGGCAAACGTTATCGTCTGTTATAGGA